TTTTTCTGCGGATAAGTCTACACGAATGATCCATAAAAACACCATATGTGTAGACTTTGGTCTATATAGTGTCCATTTACACCTAAAAGCAACATATATGGATACTATACTATCCCTGACAACTTACACAGACATCATCGTCTTCAAAGTCCTTCAGAGCATTACGGTCTACCTTCGTTCCAACTTTCTCTGCCGTAACACCCGCAGTCGTCCTGAGATAGTATAGTCCCTTGAGCCCCTCTTTCCATGCCTTGAGGTGTACCTGATTGACAACAGCTTTATCCGTGCCCGCAGGGAAGAAGACGTTGACGCTCTGTCCTTGACAGATGAACTCCTGTCGCTTTGCCGAATGTTCCACGACCCATGTTTGGTCAAGTTCAAACGCTGTCTTAAAAGTATCCTTCTCGTCATCGGATAGGAACTCCAAGTGCTGAACAGAGCCTTCGTTCTCAAGTATGCTTTGCCACACCTTCTTTGTATTTTGCCCCTTCTCATCTAATAGCGTCTCCAAGTATGGATTACGAACAGTATGACTCCCGGCACGAGTACGATGGACATAGCAGTTGCTAATACGTGGTTCAATGCTAGCAGAGCACCCACATAAGATGCTAGAATTAGCGTTAGGAGCAATAGCCAACAGATGCATATTTCTAACACCATAACCCACTCCATCAGGACATTCACCACGTTCCACAGCGAGCGAGTAGGTGGCTTCAAGAGACTGGGCTTTGATGTCTTTGAAGATTGCATAATTCTCACTCGCCGCTTGCCATGACTCCCACGCTATGCCTTTGCTTTGAAGGTATCCGTGGAACCCCATTGCTCCAAGGCCGACTGAGCGTTCTCTGTAAGCTGAGTACACAGCTTTTGATAGTTCTTCTGGTGCGTTGTCAATAAAGTATTGAAGGACGTTGTCCAAGAGTCTGATAAGGTCTCCAACCATTCCGCTTGCTTTCCACTCGTCGTAGAGCTCAAGGTTGACTGAGGAGAGGCAACAGACTGCTGTGCGTTCTTCACTTGTTGCGAGATGGATTTCATTGCAGAGGTTACTGCCATTAATTGACAATCCAAGTTTTCTTTGAGCTTCTGGTAAAGCTCGTCTGGCTGTGTCGATAAAGTTAATGTAAGGACTGCCAGTTCTGAAGCGAGCTTCAAGGATTCGTTGCCACAGCTTGCGAGCTTTGACTGTATCTCTAACAATTCCTGAATCTGGGTCGATAAGTTGCCATTCTGTGTCATTTATTACACTCTCCATAAATTCATCAGTCACATTGACTGCGTTAAACAAATTAAAACATTTACGATTGATGTCGCCACCAGTCGGTACTTTAAAAGAGATGAACTCCTCAATGTCAGGATGACTTACGTCTAGGTACGCCGCATAGCTCCCCTTTCGTGTCTTCCCCTGCTTGTAGGCTGTCATCTGACTGTCTACTACTTTCATGAACGGGATTGGTCCGGGGGCTTTGTCGCTGATCCCCCTCACGTCGCTCCAGTGCCCACCCACACCACCGCCCTTTACGGAAAGCCATGCTACTTCACCATTGTGTTCAATAAGGCTATCAAGGTTATCCCCCACGTAAGTAAGGAAACAACTAATAGGCAAGCCACGGTTGCTTCCACTTCCGTCAGGTGCGTTCGACAAGACAGGCGACGCAAACATAAACCAACCTCTTGAAGCATAATCGTAAATCCTTTGTCCAAAATCGAGATCACCGCCACAATAGGCCACACTAGCACGAGCAAAAGCCTCTTGAGGAGAACTTTCGTGGTCGAGCATATAGTAGTCTCGCATGAGGGTGTCTGCTTGTTCACTGAGTCTTTGATCTCTTTCATAATCTATCGTGATCCCTAAGTAGTTTGTCATTCAGCGGTCTCTCTTTGTGTTTTTGATACCCATTCTTATGAGCTTTCTTTCTATTAATGAACACAGCCGACTTGTTAAACTGAGGGCTGTGCTTTGCAACAAGGTTACGCATTTGCCCTCCTGTTTTTTCAAAGCGGAAACTTCCAATTCTACCATATTTCTATCAACTTGTCTAGATAGTGCTTGGCCTTTTGCAGGTCTAACGTGCCACCTTTCTCCTGAAACCTTGCGATGTACTTGATAACATTACCTAAAATAAATCCTTTGAATTGCTCTTCAGACATCCAACATTCCATTGCGTCCCAAGGTTGTATCTTCTTGTCGGTATAATGACTACCACCAAGCTGATAGTTGCGAGCCATTTCACTTAGGTCACTCATCGGACTTCCCTTTGTAGATGCCTAGGTCATCCTTGAGTTTGAATGAGTAACCATAGGCACCCTCAAGGCAATTGACGACATCCTCCAGAATCTCATGCCATTGGACATCGTAGTCATACTTGTTGTCTAAGCTGACTGATTTACCACAATGACGAAACTCAAACGTCATGTATGCTTTGTCATCTTCATCTTCAAAAATTGCATCAAATCTACGACTCATCTTCCAAGTCCTCCAAAAAGTAATCTAGTTTGTTTTCAATCTTATCTTTGAATCTATCGACCAGTTCCTCAGAGGTAATCTCAAGCACCTCTAGGACACTGATCTCATCTTGTTGTTTTAAGCGGTCACACACGTCGGTAAATGTTAGCATACTTCCGCTTCCTTAAGAAGTTCAGTAATGGTCTCGACAGTGTAGTACCGAAAACCATTTTTGTCAGCCCATTCAGCCATTGTGAATTTAGTCCCATCATTTCGTCTCCGTGCCCTTGGCATTGGGGTGTCTGGGTGATAAAACACAAACACCAATTCTTCAAATACTAAACTACGTCGTATATCGACATACTTTCGTGCTTCTGCGGAGTCCCTAAAGCGACCCTTGGCCTCTATCAGGAAGTCTCCGATGACAAAGTCTGGTTCGTATATCTTCTCCTGTGTGTAGTGAACCAAGCCTGTGTGATACTTACAGTCCTTAAGTGCCCCTATGTGCAACTCATACTCAAACCAACTGTCGTAGCCCTTAGGAGGTTTGCCTTTCTTGCTCATAGGGCGTCCATCCAAGTTAATTCACTTTCATCTTCCGATTGGAGATCCTCAATGGATAAGTTAAAGCAATCAGCTTTGACTGTGTAATTATTTGAAGGATCAATATCTCCTTTTTTTAATTCCCTAGCTAGCTCAAAATATTTATCATGTGAAATAAGTCCCAAGAACCAACACACAGTGTAATCATTCTTAACTCGACAAAAAGCGTATTTGTCGCATTGTTGATGTAAACTAAAACGGGCAACAGAGCAGTCATAATGTGTCTTGGGCTCGACAGATGTTCGTTTAGTCTTTATATCAACGGTTGAGCCGTCCGGGAGCACTAGATCATAATCTTTAGTATTCTGACGCTTTGCATTCAATAGGTCAGCTACAACAGGTTCTCCAATAAAACCGGCCACATTCCCTTGGCCACTTGTGATACTGTTGTGTAGCTTGCCAAGATCCTCAGCTAAGTCTCTTGCTTTTAGAAGAATGTCATCACTCACTCGAACCTCTAACATTATGAGACCTCCTTCAGTTGTAACTCAGGAACTTTAGGCTCATTGGCTACCTCTGTTAAAAACCTTACACCAGTAGAATAAATAAATCCTCTTAAGTTGGGGTAACAGTGGAGCTTGTAACCGCAATACGAGCAACCCGTAGCGAGCTTTTTGTTTCCAGATTTCCCATCGTCCACGGGCTCGTTGCAGAAGGACGGAGGCTCTGGAAGCTCCACCACCTTTTTTACATGGCGTACTCTCTCTGCAATATCGTAGCTAATGAAGCTATGCACTGGAGCCTGTGTATCTTCCTCATCATACTCAAGGTAACACAGGTGACCATTCTGCTTGTCGATTGCAATCCAACCGTACTTGGTGTCACCCTCAGAGTGTGCATAGGCTTTCAACTGAGCCACATAGCCAAAGGGATCGTCATACGCAAGCGTAGCGTCCTTGAACTTCTTGAAGCCGTATGTTGATGTTGACTTAACGTCAACCAGACGACCATCAACACGAGCGTCCATAGAACCCTTGACACCCTCAACCTCACACAGCTTCTGCTGATCTTCTACTGTATGTCCTGCCATACGAGTCAGGAACAGAACAAGTTCCTCAATCATGTGGCCGTACATAAACTTAATGTAGTTGTGCGGCTTGAGCTTCTCCTGTGAATACTTGTTCGCACTGTACCACAACTGACGGTCATCTTTACCTATGGCCGACAGACGGAGCTTACGAGCGTCACGGACAGATGGTTTGAACTCTTTCTTCATGAGGTCTTTCATAGCCTCACCAAAGCGTTCAATCTCTGCGTCTACGTCTACGTCCTTAGGAGTATTACGGTTCTCCATCAGGGCGTAGATATCGTCTACTAACGTGTAGATTGATTTATCCATCATCTTCTTCCATCATACATTCGTTAATTACATTATGTCCTAGAAGACTAGCCGCTACATTGCAACGCTTAGATTGCCATGTGTAACGTTTTTCTAGCAAGCGCACAAACTCCATTAGTTGCTGTACGTCTTCAGTGCCGATAGTTAGCTCTGACAGGCGTTCCTCAAAGTCTTCTACTGTATAAATGTTTTTAGCCATGTGTTTCTCCTAATATTATTCTGGTAGTATACCACAATATGTTGTGGTCATCAATGGGTTTCTGCCCAATTGTTACCAATT